AGCATACTTACCAATTAATGTTGGTGCTAATGGATTTTACGGACACCGTATATATGCTTCTTTTACCCATCTAATTGACACAGAATTTGTGGGATATTTGGATCAGGATTGTTGGTTAGAAAAAGACCATGTAAAAAGTTGTTTAGAAACAATAACTTCTACGAACACTGATTGGGTTTATTCACTCAGAAAAATATGTGGTAAACTTGGCGATTACATTTGTAATGATGACTGTGAGTCTCTTGGTAAATGGCAAACATATCATGGCATCAATCATATAGATACTAATTCATATTGCCTTAAAACAAGTGTTGCAATACAATTGGCTTCTGCTTGGCATGGCGGTTGGGGTCAAGATAGAGTATTCTATTCAGTATTGCAAAAATACTTTCCTAAGTATGAGTGTACTGGTCAATACACGGTAAATTATCGTGTAGATGGTAATGCGGGTTCCGTTAATGCCGAATTCTTTAAGAACGGCAACGAAGTGATGAATAAAAAATATAATGGAGTTTTCCCATGGACAAAAGTAATGACGCAGTAGTTGGTTTTATTACCGGTTACAAATTTGAAAAGATTGCACCTTGGGTCAATTCACTTTTAGCAAGTGGATTTTCTGGCCAAAAATTTATGATTTGTTACAACATCGAAGAAGATGTAATCAATAAATTAAAAAACCTTAACTTTAATGTCATCAATATTAATTTGAATGAACAGTTCAATATTGTTAATATTCGGTTTTTACACATATGGCAAATATTAAATCAATTAAGAGGTCAATTAAGATACGTCATTAACACCGATGTGGCTGATGTTATCTTTCAAAGTGATCCATCCGATTGGTTAGAAAAAAACATTGGTGATAAGAAACTTGTTGTAGCTTGTGAATCACTCAAGTACAAAGATGAAGCTTGGGGTATTCATAATATGTACAAGTCATTTGGTCCTGTGGCTGCTGACCATATGAAAGAAAGACCAATCTATAATGCAGGCACAACCGCTGGTGTTTGTGAGGATTACTTGGACTTCTGTTACAATGTGAGTCTGTTGTGTGATGGTGCTCCAATGTTTGTTGAGGGTGGAGGTGGTCCTGACCAAGCTGCCGTCAATTTACTATTGTCACTTAAAACATATAATGATGTTACCATGTTTGTCAATCACGATACACCATGGGCTTGCCAATGTGGCACAACAGCAGACCCAAATAAAATTGATGGCTTCAGGCCAAACTTACTAAGTAGAGAACCTGTATTTGAAGACGGATGTGTGTACAATACATTTGGCCAAAAATATGTAATGGTACATCAATACAACCGAGTACCTGAATGGAAGAAACAATTAGAGGAGAAATATAGTGTCACACCCAGCACAAAATGATTATATAAGATATGTGAGAGATAAATTTCCTCAATATTTTAATAAAAAACAGGTTTTAGAAGTTGGCAGTTTAAACATTAATGGTACAGTTAGAGATTTCTTTACTGAGTGTCATTATGTTGGATTGGATGTTGCCGAAGGTAAAGGTGTTGATGTTGTTTGTGAAGGCCAAAAGTTTGATGCACCAAGTGAAAGTTTTGATGTGTCGATTTCATGTGAATGTTTTGAACACAATCCAGAATGGGTGGCTACATTTCGTAATATGTATCGAATAGTTAGAACTGGTGGTTTAATTATTATGACATGTGCAACAACTGGTCGACCAGAACATGGAACAACTAAAACAACTCCGCAAGATTCACCTCTGACAGTTGGACTTGGTTGGGATTATTACAAGAACCTTACAGAAAAAGATTTTAGAGATAATTTTGATATTGACTCGATGTTTAAAGAATTTGAATTCTTAAAACAAAATACAGACCTTTACTTTTATGGTGTAAAATGAAATTATGTTTTGTAGTGCATAGATATGCTCCTTTTCCTGGTGGCTCGGAATATTATGTTCAACAGATGGCTGAAGAAGCTTTGTCAAGAGGACATCAAGTTACTGTATTGGCTGGTGAACACAAAGGTGATTTGAATGGTGTTCATGTAACATCCGAAGCAAAAGTCTTATTTGACACAGACTTAATTGTTGTTCATGGTGGTGATGTTGAAGTTCAAAATAGAGTATTGTTGAGCGCTAGGCATTTACAAGACCTGGGTGTTCCTATGTTGTATATGTTGATTAAGCCTTCCGAAAGTTATGTGTGTATACAGGCTTTACAAGATGTGAAATACATTGGATGTTCTGCACCTGAAGATTGGGCTCATGTAGAAAAATGGGGATTTACTAACAAAGCACACAAAGTAATTCATGGTATATCTCCAGTAGATTGTATTGGTGTCAGAGGTCGTTTCAAAGACAAATACAATATACCAAAAGATAAAAGAATGTTCTTGTCTTGTGGTGGTTACTGGCAAAACAAAAAGATGATTGAGTTAGCCAATGCTTTTATGGCAGCCAACTTAGATGATGCCGTATTGGTCACCACTGGTTATGATAATCGTTTTGGTATCATGCCAAAGAAAACTGATAATGTTATTCCTTTAATGGTTGAAGATCCAAAAGATGTTAAGGATGCCATCGCTGATGCTGATTGTTACATCATGAATTCTGATGCTGAAGGTTTTGGTCTTGTCATATTAGAATCAATGATTAATGAGACACCATGGATATCTCGTAACATTGCTGGTGCCAAATTGTTATCTAAGTTTGGTACAGTATATGAAACAGAAGATGAGTTGGTTGAGATATTGAAACATTGGCGTCCAAGTAATACAGATGCAGCTTTTGAATATGTAACAGCAAATCATTTAATTAAAAACACCGTTGATGACATTGAAAACGTATTAAAATGAAAATAAAAGTCTTTAGTCATGCTTTGGATATCAATGGTAATATTGGTATCACCTTAGAACAGACCAAACTATTGGAAGAAACTGGTCTTATAGATGCAGCTGAAATTAATATGATGTTGCATTATAATGAACCTCTTTTTAGATGGTTACAAGTTCGATGGAGAGATAGAGACAATATAAACTACAAGACCTTTGGACCAGAATTTCAACAATGGTATGAAGGCACCACAATATTACATATACAAAACCTAGTTCATTCTACGGATGAAGAATTTTATGTATGTTATATGCACCACAAAGGAATATCCAGTAATCACCATGACTGGAGAAGGTACATGCAATACTGGAATATTGAAAAGTGGCAAGAATGTGTACAACATCTTGATGAAGGATATGACACTTGTGGTGCCTCATTTTTAACTGCTGAATCACCTTCTCTTACTTGTGGACCTTATCCAATCTATGCTGGTAACTTCTGGTGGGCTAAGGCTTCATACTTGAGAAAATGTAGAATACTAAAGACACCTGAAGAAAACAATTTTCAACCACAGTTCATCGGTCAACCACACCATCGATTCGACTATGAATGTTGGCATGGTAGTGGCAACCCTAAAGCATATGATATGCATCCTGGACCCGAAAGGCGTTGGTATTGGCCAGCCAATATGTACCAAAACTGACTATGTATCTAACCGAATATTTTAAAAATTCGGTCATACAAGTTTAAAAGTTGTATAAATAACCCTACGGACAACCAAAGTGTGTTGTAATTCTAGGACAAATCAATGATATCTTTCACCTCATTTCTGACGGAAGAGGCTGCTGAAGAAGGCGGCCAGCTTAAGCACATTCATCATGCTGAAGATAGACCGTTAATGCACGGCCATGCTGGTTTTGAACATGCTTATGGTGCTTTACAACAAGCACACGAACACATTAAACAAGGTCATAAGAGCAGTAACCTAACAATGAAGTATGATGGTTCTCCATCAATCGTTTTTGGTCACCACCCACATACTGGTAAATTCTTTGTTGCTTCTAAATCTGCTTTTAATAAGAATCCAAAGATTAATTACTCAGAAAAAGACATTGACAAGAATCATGGCCATGCACCAGGTCTTGTTAAAACTCTGAAACATGCACTAAAACACCTACCAAAAGTAACACCTAAACATGGTGTTTATCAGGGTGATGTGATGCATCATGCAGAAACTAAGACGTTAAAAGAACAACATTTGTTTGAAGCTGCAAAAAACAAAGTTTCTTTTACACCAAATACCATCACCTATACTGCACACGGTGATGAAGCTAAGAAAATTAAGAAGTCTAAGATTGGTGTCGTGGTTCACCAAAAGTATAGTGATGATATGAAACATGCTTCACCTCATGTTGACCACCATAATTTCAAAGAGCATCCGGATGTTCACATTCATGGTGCTGAACACGATACAAGTAAAGTTCAGCATAGTCCAGAAAATGAACACGAGTTTCATAAACACATGGCTGCAGCTAAAGAGATACACGACACACATGGTCACAAAATGTATGCTGCCGTTCACCACGCTCATAGTGGAGAAGCTGGTCATCTGTCAACCTACATTAATCATACAGTAAGACATGATGAAGTGCCTAGCGTTAAAGGTTTTCAGGCACATCTTTATAGTGAACATGAAAAGAAAGCCAGCAAAGTTAAATCTGACAAGTCTAAGGCTGAAAAACGTTTAGAAGGTGAACACCAGATTAAACATGTGGAAAAAAACAAAGCTGCATACGGTCATTTGTTCTCTATGCACCATCATTTACACCAAGCTAAAAATGCTTTGGTTAAATCTTTGGAAACACATGAAGGTAGATATGAACACCACATTGAAGGTAAGAAATCTAAGCCAGAAGGTTTTGTGATTAATCATAAACCAGAACATGGCAGAGAAGAGCCAACAAAATTGGTAAATAGAGCAGAATTCGCAAAAGCTAATTTATTAAAGGTAAGAAAATGATATCAATTCAAACAAAAATGTGGTTGGATAGAGCAGGCCTTTTAAATGAATCAAAATCTATGGAAGATAAAATCCAAGAATTCTTGCATTATTTGGAACATGAAGCTCCAGAAGAAGAAGATGAGGAACATCCAGATAATATTCCTTGGGAAGATGATGAAAAGTCTGAACATGATAAAAAGATGTACGAACATGTAGTAAAGACAGAAACCACACCTAAAGAAAAACAATACACTTCTAACGATAAAGGTGTATTGCATGAATTGTTGGTTGGTCATCATTTATTGGGAAAACATATGAGTAAACATCCTGATAAAGAGGGTGATACTCCAAAACAAGCTCACGATAAAATCAAAGCAGCATTGCATAAAAAACACGGAAATCATGATGAATATAATCGTTTAAATACAAAAGCGAAAAGTGCTGCGGCCGACATAAAAAAACATATTGAAAAAAGTGGTCATAAAATACATGATGTACACTGGACATCAAAACCAGGAGATATAAAAAGGTCTACTGGTATACACGCATCACAAAAAGAAGATGCATCTGATATTGTTGTTCATGCTCATCATCCAAAAACACCAAAGAAAACAAAATATATTGGTGCCAGTTTAAAAGTAACTGATGGTACAAATAAACACATTACCGCATCAAATCCTGGTATGGAATCAACACATGGCGCTCATGATATTGTGAAAAAACATAGAGAAGAGCTTTTAAAAGCACATCCAAAATTAATTGGTGTAAAAAGTTCTGCCAAAAGAAAAGAAATCATGAAAAATGATCCAAAAATGAAAGAGGATGTTACTAAGAGAAATCATGAAGTTATAACAAAAATAGCTAAACACATATCTACAAAACTTACTAAAGCTCCAAAAGAAGATTTGGTTCATCATATTAGAACTCATGTTTTACAAGCAAATAAAACTCCACTACAACATAATGGCCACGAACACATAAGACATACAACGTATCAAACGGGAAAAAAAGAAGGTAATAAAACTGTACATGAAACGATAAATCCTAGTGAACATTGGAATCATATTTTAAACGACCATAAAAATATTACAGTACAACACTCTGGTGGAAACGTACATTTTTTACATAAAGGTAATAAATTTGCTACGCACAGAATGAGAGTTTCTTCAAGTAGCGATCCTTTACCATCTTTTAAAGGTGATGGAAAGGCTCACGGAGATTAAATGAAATCGTTTTTAGATTTAGTTCAGGAATCAAAAGAAGGTGAAAAACACCATGTGATGACCTTTGGTCGCATGAATCCGCCTACAACTGGACATTTGAAGTTGATTAATAAGGTGCATGAGATTGCCAAGAAGCATAATGCTGGTCATACGGTTGTCACATCACATTCACAAGATGCTAAGAAAAACCCATTGTCAGCAGCTCAAAAGATTAAACACTTAAAGAGATATTCTCCAGGTACTCACTTTGAGGCTTCTGATAAAGAACATCCAACATTTCTACACCATGCAGCCAAAATTCATAAGAAAGGTGTAACTCACCTTCACATGGTCGTTGGTTCTGACCGTGTCAAAGAAATGAAAGAGAAATTACACAGATACAATGGTACACATGAAGGTGCCTTGTATAATTTCAAACACATTCATGTACATTCAGCCGGTGAAAGAGATCCGGATGCTGAAGGCGATACTGGTATTTCTGGTACCAAGATGAGAGAACATGCCAAGAATAAAGATATCAAGTCTTTTAGACATGGCGTTCCACATCATGTTTCAGACGAACATGCCAAAGAATTGATGCACGATACTCGTAAAGGTATGGGTTTACATGAAGATATCTATCGTGGCACATTCAAGGCCATCTTTGTAACAGGTGGACCTGGTTCCGGTAAAGATGTGGTAATTCGTGAAGCAATTGCTGAAGCCAGAGCCGTTGAATTAAACTCCGTACAGGCATTTGAATATCTAGCAGACAAACAAAAATTGTCTGAAAGAACATCTGATTTCCGTAGAGAAGCCATCAGAACAAGGTCACCATTGATTATTAATGGACCTGCTGATGATGCTAACGGTATCAATTACATTAAAGAAGAATTGGAAGATATGGGTTACGAAACCATGATGGTTTTTGTTAACACAACTGATGAGGTAAGCAAAGAGAGAAATGAAAAGCTCAAGAGAACAATTAGTGAATCTGTAAGACACGATAAGTGGATGCAGGCACAAAATCTCAAAGAGTCATACTCTCGTAAGTTTACCACTTTTATGAACTTTGATAATGATGGTTCCTATGAACAGATAGAGGAAGACATTACTGACATATATCAAAGCATAAATCGCTTTTTTGACAAGTCTCTATATAATGATATCGCTTTTTCATGGTTAGAAAATCGTGGAAAGTTAAATACTGGTGTTAACTCTAATCTTTTTAAGGAAGAAAAAAATGTTTCAAAAAATTCTAAATCTATTCAAACTAAAACCGCTGCCAAGTACAACCCAGCATACAGAGCTGCCGGACCAAGTGACCTCCCCATCGACAACGATAAGTCCGGTGGTGGAGCCCCTGACGATGTTAAATTCAACGCCGTCAAGCGAACAGGCACCTACACCTTCAGAACCTACTCCGAGTCCCGTGACTCAGGCTCCCTCGATTCAGGTAACGACAATAGAAGTTACGGCACAGCCCCAACCCTCCAAGCGGGGAAGAAAGCCAAAGAACCAAACTTCCAACAAGACAACGACAAAACGAAAAGGTTAAAAAGAGGTGATACTTCTTTAAAAGCCACTCGTATTGGTAGACCTGACGGCGTTGGGTCTACAATCAATACAAGAGGTTATGATGGTCTAACTGGTGGTGCTGGTTTAGGTGATGCTACTTATAGAGAAGAAACAAAACCAAAGTTAATCAAAAAAGATAGACTAGGTCCAGAATATTCTACAAGTAACAGACCAACTGGTGATACCGCAGGTCCAAGACCAAGTAATAACTTTGTTGGTGAAAAGCGTAAATTTAAAAGCACTATCATCAAAGAATTCAATGGATTCCAAAATGATGTAGAGTCTGGTGTTGGTGGTACGTTAGGTGGTTCTGATAACATCGAAAAGATGGACTCTTATAAAGACCAAATGCGTAACATTGGTACTGAAATCAAAATTAAGAAGAAGAAAAAATTAAAAGAAAGTCATGTAAGAGAACTTGAAAAAGGTTTACAACAATTGAACAATCACGATTATGACACAATTCATAATCTAATGATGAAGATATCCAAAGAGTATGGTGTAACAGGTAAACAATTACATAATGATTTTAAATCTGAACATGGTAAAACACCTGACAACTGGATCAAAGATAAAAAATGAAAACCTTCAAGTCTTTTATAAATGAAAAAGGTCGATGCTGGCCAGGTCACAGACCAGTACCAGGTAAAAAACCATACTCACCAGGAAGTTGTGTCAAAGAAGATGAAGAAGTAATTGACGAAGATTTGCGTAAATGGTTTAAGCAAGATTGGGTTCGTATGGACACCAAAGGTAATGTTAAAGGCCATTGTGCTAGAGATCCAGGTGAAGGTAAACCAAAGTGTCTACCTAGAGCAAAAGCAAATGCGTTGGGTAAAGATGGTAGAGCGGCCGCAGCCAGAAGAAAACGCCGTGAGGATCCAAATCCAGACCGCCGTGGAGCTCCAATTAATGTAAAGACTGAAAGTGCAGCGGCTGCAATTGCAGCAGCTACAGCGATAGCAAAGAAGAAATCGGGTAATTACGATTCTAAAGGAATGAGAAAGACGCCTTATAAGAATCCGGATCATCCTCTAAGAAAGAGTAATGCACAAAGAAGGAAGGAACAGGAATGATAGGCTTCAAATTATTTTTAGAACAAATGGAAACATTGGAAGAAAAGAATGTTCCTACAAGTCCAGAAAAATGGGCTCGTGCTAAAGCAGCAGCTAAATCTAAGTTCGCTGTTTATCCTTCTGCTTATGCTAATGGTTGGGCATCCAAAAAATATAAAGCAATGGGTGGTGGTTGGAAAAGTACCAAAGAAGAAGTCGAATTGGATGAAGCCACAAAAATAATTACTGATGGAGGAGTGATGAATGTACATC